TGTACCTACTGCGTTCTGAGTGACAGATATATCTGTTAATGCAATACCAGGATCTCCTGCAATCCATTCTGAACCATCATATTGAAGAACATCATTTGCAGAAGGATTTAATGCACTAGCAACATCACCAAGATCATTTACGTTTATACCATTAACAGTAAAATCAAGAGTTCCAGTACTATCTTCATAGGTTACTGCAATACCTGTCTCAGTATTGCCAGTTACCATTGCACCAACAATATCCTGAACTTCCTCAGTTGTTAGTGTAGCACCACCAGCATCAGCAGCATTTTCCCAAGATGCACCATTATACTTTAATACGTGTCCATTCTGAGGAGAAGTGATAGTTACATCAGAAAGATCATTTACTGCAACAGCAGTTAAGTAACTACTTAAATCTGGAGGACTATATGTGAATACACCGCTAGTATTATTATAGGCAAGAGAACCACCTGTAACAGCAGAACCATTAGAACCAACAGAGAATGCTGTTAGGTCTGTACTTACAGAAGAAAGGTCAGGAGGAGTGTATGAGAATACACCAGTTGCATCATTGTATGATAATGCTGCTGTACCTGCTGAATTAGTAGTTACAGAAAGATCTGCTAGTGCAATACCTGTTCCACCTGTTGATGTTTGATCAGAAGCAGAGATCCACTTACTTGTAGCATCATCCCACTTAAGTACATGTCCATCAGTAGGAGATCCTGCATTAACGTCAGCAAGATCATTAAGGTTCTTACTAGAAAGATCTATAGTTGTTAGATATGTACTAGAGTCAACAGTACCATCTGCCTTTAAGAATTGAGATGATGTTCCACCTGTCTTAATAATAGAATTAGCAGTCAGATCACCAGTAGATCCTTCAATTTTTGCTCTCCATACATTAGTAGAAAGATTACCAATGTAAAGTCCTTTTCCATCATTAGTAGTGATACCAGTAGCAGCATCAAGAGTTATAGCATAGGCTCCAGCATTCTGTACATCAAGTCTACCAGCACCAGATCCACCAGTGAATATAACATTATTAGTTGAGGTTGCTCCTCTTCCAGTAACAGTCTCAAGAGTATCTGTTTCAGTAACAGAAGTTAGATAACTACTGAGATCTGGTGGGGTATACGTGAATACACCAGTAGAATCATTATATGCAATTCCACCACCACCTGAAGCAGAAGCATTGGAACCTACAGAAAGATCTGTTAATACAATTCCACTAGTACCAGTAATGACAACATTTCCACTGCTTTGTCCAAAGGTTATTCCAGTACCAGCTACAAGATTTAATGTTTGTGTAGTACCAGCACCATTATTTGTATAGACTATTTGAGTTGTAGTTGCATTAGCATGGTTGAATACAAGAGTATTATCTGCTGCTGGAGTAAATGTAAATACACCAGTTAAATTATTATATGCTATTGCACCATTACCAGACGCTGCTGGTTCAGTACCTACAGAAAGATCTCCTAACGCAATACCAGCACCAGATCCACCAGTGTCAGCAGCATTAACCCATTTAGAACCATCCCATTTTAAAATCTGGTTAGTTTGTATAGAGTTAATATCGACATTACTAATGCCCTCTATAGTTTGACTAACATATTCAATACCACCAGCACCATCAGAAGATAGTGTCTGACCTACTGTACCTTTTGATCCTGCTTTATCTGTAATTGAAGTTCCAGCAGGGAACAATAAGGAGTCATCAGACTTATCCCATGTAACATCAGCGTTAGCACCCTTGAATATAGCATCACCATCAGTAGTAGATCCATCAGATTCTACAGTGCCAGTAATATTAAGTCCTGTAGAACTAAATGCAGCTATAACTGTTGAACCAGATGTATAATTAAGGTTATCTGCTATGAGACTGAAATCACTGTTATTACCATTAAGAACATTTACTCCAGCTGATCTAGAGAAACTAGCATATGTCGAAGAACCTAAGATGAGTCCTCCAGCATCAGAACATATTAAACTACCAGCTGTTATATCAAGACTGGTTGTATTACCAGAAGCAGTTACCTGTGCTAATGTAGGTGTAGTACCACCTGTGTCATCTGCTACTTCCCAAGTAGTATTGGAAGCATTATATTTAATAATTTTGCCATCACCAAGATTGGTTGTTGCATCTACATTGCTAAGATCGTTTAAAGCAACTGTTGTTAGATAACTACTTAAATCTGGTGGAGTGTATGTGAATACACCTGTACTATTGTTGTATGCGAGTCCTGCTGTACCTGCTGTAGCAGTTGTTACAGAAAGACCTGCTAACGTTACAAAAGTACTAATATCTTCAGGTGTGAATGACAATACACCAGTGATATTGTTATAACTTAATCCAGCATTTCCAGGAGCATTCTGAGTGACAGATAGATCTGTTAAAGCAATCCAGTTTGCAGAATTATCTGTTACTACACTATAACCACCAGAACCATCAGTCTTCATCAGACCAGCACTAGTGAAGTCTGCATCCTGAATAGCATCACCAATTGAGGTGATAAAATTACTTAAATCAGGTGGTGTGTATATGATCTGACCAGTAGTGTTATCGTATGATACACTACCTCCACCACCAGCAGAGTTAACAACGGCACTTATATCAGTTAGAGTAATAAACGTCGCATTCAGACCAATCTGAGTACCATTAAAGGTATGGAGGTCGTAACCAATCTGATTAATCTTCTGCCTCTGTACCTCAAAGGTATCGGACTTATTTACTATGACTTGTGCCATTGCTGTTCATCAATTGTTTTAATAGGGTCTTGAGTTCACTAAGTTCACTTTTGACATAATCCAATTCATGCTCCATATTACGTTGTTTGTTTCTGGATGCTTTATATTTGGCAAATGAAGACCTATCGGTATTTATTATTGCACCTGTATTTACATCACGGTATAAACGATCATGGTCTTTGACTTTCAGGTGATTCATATCAATAAGAAGCAACTGCCCTCATATCTTGAATCTTTGGAACAAACGCAGGATTATTAGACTTCATAACAATCTTAATTGCATAAGAAGAGAATTCTGGTAAATTCTCTATGCTGTAAGATAGTTCTTGATATGATGATTGTTTCTCTGTAATACCACTAATAGCATTTTCAGAAGAAGCAATAGTATCTACGTCAGGTTCACCTGAAACATTAAAATAATTCCATTCAATATCTTCGAAATTCTCTTGTGAGGAAGACTTCTTAAGTTTATAAAGAATTTGCAAATTCTTAGTATCAGTTACATTAGCAGTAAGTTTCACATCAATTGATGTAGCAGGATTTTCAATAGAAATTTCTTTAGTTACATACTTAGCAATTCCAGAACTATTCTTAGATTGTGTCTCAGAAATAAAATCAACACCATCGGAATATGATACAGTTGCAACTTCAATGAAACTTGCTTCATCAACTGGTTGATTTGGATATGAAATAAGATCACCAACTCTGAAGATATCAGATAACTGATCATCTACATTAGCATTACGATCAAAACTACTACTATCAACAAGTCTTCCAGTATAATCATCATTAATTGGTTGCTTATCATTAACTGTAGTCAATTCACCAGACTTAGTATTCCACAATACTATCTTACCAGAAATCTTATTATCATATGTCTGAGCAACAACTGAAGGATTTCTTGCAGTAACGTATGTTGGAGGTGTTGTAGTATTTGGTATATCAAACCAGAATTTAACAAGACCATCTGTACCAACAGTGATTGTACCAGCAAATGTTTGACCACTAAATGTTACAGTCTCACCAGCAACAAAAGAGTTAACTGTAGTGACTTTAACATAAACTGTGCTTCCATCAACCTTAACAATACTACCTTCTGCTTTAGAAGTAACACCAACTAAAGTTTGATCAGTATTAATTACTTCAGCACCTTGAAGACCTGAAGCAGTAAATGAATATACTGGTAAGAAAGTTACAATTTGATTCCTTCTACCATAACGATCTTCGGAACCACCAGCAGCTTCAACACGGTTACTAATAGTTTTAACCGATGCTCTGGACAAATCAATAACTGGACTCAAATGAGACACAGTAGACGATAGATCTAATTTGTATGATAATGAACTATCAATACTATTAATAGTTTCATTAATCTTAGATGCTACAATTTTTTGATTAATAAAGAAGAAATCTTCATTCAAGAAAGTCTTCTCATAATCAGTCTGTGAGTATGATGTAAAGGTTCCAACATTATCATCTATAGGAGAGATATTCGTTGTTTTAACAAAACTATCAATCTTAGTCTGACTAAATGTTAAGTTTGATATAGAAGCAAATACTTTTTCAAACTTTCTGTTATATGTCGCTAGTACACTTGTACCACCACCAAAGGAATTACCAGATGCTCTAGTAGATCCAGTAATGTTATAATAATCAACACCAGTATTAGAAACCTTATAAAGATTACTGTTTAGTGATGAAGCAGTTACTCCTCCAACATCAACTGCATTCTTAAAGTAAACATAAGACTTAGAAAGATCAAATCCATTATCTCTATGATTAACTTTAACAATGTAATTGTTATTCTTAAACAATGTCGATGTAGCAGTAGTATTTGCTTCTGCATTAGTCTCTATTGGATGATGATCAAGTGGTTCGAATCCTAGATTATCATTAGATAATAGAAGACTTGCAGTTCTACTAATATCAAAATCTGCACGATTCAATACAAACTTAATATCTTCAAATAGATCTTCTGTCCAAGCATTAGTATTCTGAGACTTAAAGAGAGAACCTAAAGCAGGTTGTGTTGTAACAATTTGACTAGTAGCAACTTCAACTCCACCTAATGTAGATGCCCACATTTCATAATCAATAGAATCTGTTTCGATTGCAAGAGCATATTCTTGATCATTCTCAAGATATACAGGGAAATCAAAATTAAATTTTGTAGGTGTTATTGACTGCGTTTCTCCTTCTACATCAATAGCAACACCCATTCTAACTGCTGGAGTATCAATAGTAATTTCAGATTCAATTATAGCACCAGCATTACCAGATCCTGTTCCTCTAAGAACAATGGATGGTGGTTCAGTATATCCTGATCCAGCAAGAGATATTTCTGCATCATATACAAGACCTTGTGAAACTCTAACTGTAGCAGTAGCATTACCACCACCAGGAAGTTGAGGACTTTCAATCGTAATGATTGCAGATTCATAACCACTACCTGTGTTAGAAACGTTTAATCCAGTTACACGACCAGAGTCTTTAGCAATAGTAAGTGTGAATTGTGTATTGTTAGCATTATTAGCTTGTGTAATAGATGTAACAGATAACAGTTCATCTTGAACAAAATTCTTACCGTTGTTATTATCTAATACAATTGTATATACTTGATCATTTGTTAATGTAAATGTACCTGTTGTACTAGCAACTAACTCAATGTTATTCTTATCAATAACTTTACTAATAGGACCAGTAGCATTTGATTTAGATCCAGTTACATTTTCACCTTTAGTAATAGTGAGTGTATCACTTGCAACTACTTTTAAGAATGTCTCTGGTGTCAATACCTTCTGTGTGCCAGGTATAATATTCTTACCTGGTTTTCCACTAACAACATCAGTTAGATAAACTCTTAATGGAATGTTATCACTCTTCTTATTAAAGAATAGATCCAAACTTGTTACAAATACACCACCATCAAACCCATCAACTTTAAATGTCTGAGCGAATGGATTTGGTCTTATTGGGTTTTCCGTATTACTATCTACAATCTGTGTACCTTCATTTGCTTTAAAGAATGCAGGTCTTGTAGATACAATAGAAGAAGGATTCTCTGGAACTATACCTGTAGCATAGAACTTAACTTCAGCAAATGTTTCTACTTCATCAGTAGAAGCATCAGTAGAACTTGATGTAAATCTAATAGTCTTAACACCTGTGCTGAATCTTAATTCATCAGCATCTGTATCATATGATACAGTATCAACACTTCCAGACCATACAGCATTTTCTCTAGGTGGTAATCCAGCAGGAACTAGGATAACACCACTAGCATTACCATTATTATCTGTAGTAATAGAACCATTAAAAGCAGAAAGAGAGTTACCAGCAATACCTGTATACTTAAGGTCAGGATTTACCCATCTAGCAATATCTCTACCTTCCATAAAGACATAAACCCTTGTATTTGGTTTTAGTCTATTAATCTTAAACTGAACTGGAATACTTCTAGCAAAGTATGACAATGATGTAACAACAACATTTGATCCTACACCCTTAGTTACTAGTCCCTTACCAACTTCATTGTTCTGTGGACTAATATTTGAAGATGTTCCTACACTAGCAGTGGCAACATTAGAATCAGCAATGTTAGAATTAACTTCTGCAAAGGATCCAATATTATAGAATGCTTGATTAGCACCTATCCAATTAACCTTGTATGAGTTGTAAAGACTTGAGAATGCTTCATTCAAGTTTTCCTTAGCAAGGAAAATGGAGTATAGATTAGTATTATTATCTGTTACTAAAGGTTCTACAGTATTATCATACCAAGAATCTACATTAGGTCCAATAAATGAATCACCAACGTATTGAAGAACAACAAATGGATTAGGATTAACTGTCTTAGTAGCAAAGTCATTTCCTAATAGTTCTAATTCTGTATATGGTAGAGTAACTATATCACCAGTCTTCTGATAACCAGCAACAGATCTCTGATCATCTCTAGTATTAACTTCAACTAGATTAATAGAATCTTCTTTTGCTTGAGGACGTAGTACAGACTGTTGTGTATCAATAGCACACTTATAATCAAGTGATTTAAGAGATCCAATCTTATGAGTCTCAAAATTGTCCACAATGAAACCACTCTTAAAGCGATTAACACCACTAGCGTCTGTAATCTGCATATTAAGAGCTTGTTGCTCAAGAATGCTTAACGTTGTGTAATATTCTAGTCTCTCAATACGTTTCTCCAACTTACCAATGTCACGCATCGTATAACGACGGTTATCAACTGGAGTAATTCTTACATCCTTACCTGTTTGTGTGAATGCAGGAATGTACATATAGTACAATGCAATAGCATCACTAATAACATCAGGTTTAGATGGGTTAAGTGAAGAGTTACCTTGTTTAATAATAAACTGACCTTTCTTATTCAAGAACAATCCATCAATCCTATCAAGGTATTGTGTCTGTGTGAATGAGAAAGTATATTCAAGGTTTGAATCAGGAGCAGGAGTACTGGAAACAATACCACCTGTACCTGTAAATGATCTGCTGTTAGGTGAAGACAATAATGACGTGTTTTGGAATCCACCAATAACAGCATCATTATCAACTTTAGGTCTAAAGTCTAGAACATCTTTAAGAGATATCTTACCTAATACAGGTGAGTTGAATGAAGGAATCTCTTCTGGACCAACACCTGCTTCATGTAAATATGAATCAACAGTAATGAAATCACCAGAAGTATGATCAAAGTAATCAAAAGCAACTACTAACTGACCTGTTGGTGCTTCAAAACCTGGTTTAATGACAAGTCTAGAAATATCGTAGATAGTATCTCTCTGACCATCATCAAATGTAAATCTATTGGTAACATCAGTACCAGTAACAAGGTTACCTGCTTTATCTACTACAGGAGGTGTTGAAGTAGATCCTTCATAAACATACCTCAAATTAAATGCATCAGCATAACTGTATACATCTAATGACTCAGTATCATAGTCTCTACCTCTGAAAGGTATAACTTTATCACCAGCAGACTCAACAATGATTCTCTTATTTAAGTTTGCTGTCTTAAGCCTAGGCTTAGCTTTAGAAACTTCAAGTGTAGCAGTTAATTTAAGTGTTGGATATGTTGTATATGATGCAGATCCAAAATAGTTTGCAGGTAGATTCAACTTAACACTACCAGATGTCAAACCACTAGCAGCATCAGTAGATGCTTTTATTTCAACTTGATCTGAGGTGATGTAAACAATATCACCAGCAGCAACATCAGGAGCATCTCCTGGATCAAGAATTGTAATTAAGAAGTTGCTTTCACTAAATGATACAAATCTTTGAGTTCCAAATGGGAGTTGAGCAGCAAAAGTAATAGAACCAGAACCACCAGAACCAGTAGATATAAAATCTCTTCTGAGATAGTAGGTAATTTTGGAATCATCAGCAGTTGCAACTATAGAACTTATCTGATTAGAACCAGTCTTATAAAGAAGAGTTCCCTGATTAAAGTTCTCGATAGATGGTCTTACCCTAACAACACTTGCATTAGTAACATCATTAGGTAATGACCTATCTAAGTAAATTCTTGATTTATATACACCAGCAGGTTTAGTAGACTGTTGTACAACACCTCTTACTAAATTAGATGAATCATCTGTAAATTGGATTAGATCACCATGCTGGACAAAAGTAGTAGCATCTCCACCAAATCCTGTACACTCGATATACTTTCTACCCTTACCTCCACTAAAGGTAAAGTCAGTTACAGAAACAATCTCAGCATACTTCTCTTTGTTAATCTCAATATCTGCTGTGAATGTATTAGCATTACCAGATCCAAACTGAGAATAGAATGACTTAACATTCTGTGGTGTATATGTTGTAACAGCATTTCTTACTAGAACAGGTACAACAACTGCTGAACTAGTAGCACCAGCATCAACAACCTCAACTAAAGGTGGTTGTGAGTATTCAACTTGAGCAGAATCTCTATCAATAATAGTTACTTTGTAAACTAACTGGTCACCACTAACACTAACAAGTATCTTAGAGTTATCATACTCAACACCATCAATTCTTAGTGTTGCTGTAGAAGAATGATTTGCTCCTCTATTAGTAACAACAAAATGAGAGATAGTATTATCTTTTGCAATCCTTAATGTATTACCTGCTTCATCAGCGATAACTTCACCACTTTTGAATACACCAAATAACCCTTTAACCATCAAGGTTTTATTTGAAGTATATGATCCTGTCGCAGTTCCTTCTACTACTCCATATGCACCACTGGTAAGACCTCTAACATATTGTCCTGGAGTAAAACTACCAGCAACTGAAATCTTATCATCTAATTGTATCTTAGTAAAGAAATTAGGATCAAAATATGAGAATCCAAATGTACTATTATATGTTGCATCACCATTGGATAGTCTTCCTTTGGAGATAACAATATCAGTATCAGAATTAAATCCAATTCCTCTATCTAATAGAGTATAGTTACTTGGTTTTGCTATTCCAACAACAGGAGTGATTGTTTCGTTATAGTCAATTACTTTTCCGAAAGAAACAGCACCAGGTGTCTCAGCATCATTTTCATTGATATAGATATATCGAATCTTATTAGGATCAGTATCATCATATTCAATAAGGAAATCATCTAGAAGATCTTTCTGTGCAGTTACAGTGATTTCCAAGAAAGTAACAGAAGTATCTGAATTAGCTTCTACTCTAGGAACTCTAGAGAAAGAAAGTACTTCAAAACTATTTGCTATAATAGTAGTTCCACGTGATTGAACATACCAAAGAGTTGGTATACCATCAGCAGTAGTTCTAAAGTTAGCACCAGTAAGACCTGCTACACGTGTTGCATAGTTGTTATTAACTTCAATGTAAATGGTCTTAATACCCTGATTAATATCAAAGAAAGAACCTCTCCTATTAATAGTTTGCTTAGGATCAGTTGCTGTCTCGGTATTATTCATACCAATAGATCCGTCATTAAATGCAGCAGACAGATATACATTAGGATATGATGTAAGTTCAGATCCTTCTGAGTTTACTGGTAGTGAACTATAATTGTTAGTAATTCTATAAGTTGGAAGACCTTTTGTTTTAAGACGTATATCTTCCCTGTTTAAAGTTTCTCTTGCCTTATCTACATCAATGTACTTAGTTTCTTTATTAACAACTTCGAAACCTTTAACATATGCTTTACCTGGACCAACACTAGCAACTAACTTCTTACTAGCATCCAACTCAGGTAGACCATTTACTAGACCTTCTGAATCTTTTCCATAGATACCAAGATTGCCATTCTTTTGTAGATACTCTCTCACATCAAGTGAGAAGTTATCAACAACATAATCACCAGACTCATCATAAGTTCTACGTGCAAGAGTCTGCTCAAGAAGATTGTAGTCCGTTTGTACTACTTGAGTTTGTACCACTCCATTCTTGATCTGAAGTAGTTTAATGAAATTCTTATCTGTCTTCTCGTCTAATGAATATACAACGAGACTCAATGTGAGACTTAACCTATGTGCTCCTGGTGCTGAGTAATTTGAAGATCCAATAGAATTGTCATATAGACTTGCATCTTCTTCAGGAGTTACAATACTCTCATTGATTTTAAATCCAACCTTAGCAGATGGAGAATCATAATACTTGTCAATTACAAGTAATTGATTTGAGTTTCTTACAAAGTATCCATTAACAAAGTAAATACCTTCTTCTACCTTAACAGCAGAAGCATATCCCATTGCAGGACTCTCTAACGCCGTTGATACACCTGTGTCAGGATTAGTAACAGAAATACTAGTAGGAAGTACGCTTCCATCGGTTCCAACCACCATAAGTGGTGTATTAACACCGTCTACGACCTCTAGGGTCTCACCTTGACGGAATGTGTCCTCATTTCCAGCATCACCACTATTTGTATAGTTGACATAGAGAACATCTGATTCTGTCTCTGTTGCAATACCAGCTTGTACAATAGTAGCGATAACACCAGATGTTAATCCCTTAACCTGGCGATTAATTAATTGTGTTACATCATATTTTTTATAAACTATCTGACCATTTTGGTTTGTAGGTATCTCAGATACTGAAGATAGTTTAACGAAATTAAGTTTATTATTAAAACCTATTTCACCAGGAATTACTAATTCACCTTGCTTAAACGCATATTTACCAAACTGCTCAATTTGATTTTGCAGTAAAGACTGAAGCTGCGTTAACTCTCTCGCTTGGACAGAATATCCAGGGCGAAAGAGTACTTTGTAAAAGTTTTTGTCAGTGTCAAAATCGTCGTAATATGGTGCGACATTAAGATTCGTCTTTTGAGGCATTGCAACCAGTCTCTAATAACGGTGGGTAAATTAGAATTCGATTACTAGTTTGATGTCCTCAATTTGGTCAGCAGCTCTAGTAATTTGTCTTCTGTTCTCTATGTATACGATTTCGCCAGAGTTTGCAGCGATTTCGGGGGATGCTAGACCGCCTGTAAACGTAATACCAGACACTGCACCAGAAGCACCAGTATCGATATTTCCACTTGCTGTGGATGATTGTCCGACGACCGCATTAGCAGCATTTGACTCAAATGCTCTTACGACACCAGAGTCACTATGTAATTCTGGTGATTGATAATACTTAAGGATACCAGTAGCTGAATCCCAAGATACAACTTTACCGTATGCTGTTCCACCAGTTACTGATTGGAAGATATCTTCGTCAACAGTATAATCTGAAGTTGCTCCATTAACCTTTAGTACAGCTGTACCACGTAATGTTGAAGCAGAAGCATAATTGGTTGTACCAAAATCAAATGGGTCTTGAATGATACCGATACGACGGAAATCATTATCTACAGGGAAGTCACCTGAACCCTCATCATATGTCAAACGAACGTTTGTCATAACTCTCTTAGAGAACAGTTCGCTTTCAGCATCGGAACCATGTCCTCCTGTTGGAGAGATAACAACTTCGATAGAAGCCTTACCAGTAAAGCTGCTTGCAGCAGAAGTAAGACCAGCATCAGTAAATACTTTACCAGTTTCTAGAATTGTGGATCCATAAGTGTATCCAGTACCTGCTGCTTCCATTTCAGCACCAGTAATAGTTCCAGAACCGTCTGTAGTGAATTTAACAATAGCATTACTACCATCACCATATACAGGAGTATAAAGTGTTGCTGTAGCTGGTAGAGCAGAACCTGCATCTTCAACCACTGCTACATGGATACCACCATTAATTGCCTGACCTTCAACAGTTACACGACTTGCTTCAGTCTTCTCAACGATAGGTAGGAAGTCTGTTGATAGGAATGATAGAACGTCTGCTGTAGGAAGTGTAAACATATGTTTCCAAATATATCCAGCAGTACCAGAAGGTTCTGTGTAGATACCAGAAGCAAATGCACCTTGTCCAGCAGCAGGTTGGGACTTAGGCTCATAAGTAGCATTTTGTCCTGTTGGATTAGCAGGACTCTCACCATTATAAAGACACTTAAAGACCTCATAGCTGGAGTTCATTACATAGAACTTTCCATCTGATAAGGAAGATTGACCAGTAGCAGTTGATTTACCAACAGCACCACCGCCACCTGGAGTAGGAGCGTATGATGGACGGTACATATCAAACTTAGGATTTAGTGAGATGTTCCAGTTATAACGTGGAACAACAAGACGTGCGAATGGTCCTGTAATACGCTTGGCAGCAATAAGTTCATTATAAATTGCTATCTTCTCGGAATAGTTATCAATTGGAGCAGGAGGTGCTTCTTCAGTAGCATACCTGTAAACTCCAGACTTCGCAGTAGCACTTGAAGTACCACCAGTGATGGTAGTTCCAAATGAAGGTGTAGTCGTTGAGGTAGGAAGAACGTTGTTAACTAGAAGACTATTCTCATTAACCTCAGCAACTGTTGCTGACCATCCACCACCTGTAACAGTTTCACCTGCTGCAAATGTACCTGATACATTGAATACTTCGATGTAAGCATCCCATTTTGCAGATCTTCCTACGAAGAAATACATTCTAGTTCGAGCTGCATCCGCATCGTTTGCGCCTTCGCTCAATGATTCTAGGAATTGCTTCGCATTGAAGATCCTAAATTTTTCTGAAATAATAGCTGCCATAGCACTGGTCTCTAAATGTTAAATTAAGACTAAATCCGAGTTATTTATATTTATTTATAGGGCGTTTCTGATGTACTCTCCAATGAGATGCTCCTCAATAGGGGAGTTATCTACGCCTCTTTCGCATCCTGTAAAACGATCACTCAACTTGCCAGTGTAACTGATCTTCTCACGACCAACAAAAATGGTTCCTGATGATGCAAAGTTAGTAGTGTTTGCATAAACAATAGCACCTGTTGCTACGTATCCTCCACCACTAGCATCTGGCAAGTCTGCTGTGTTCAACTGAGTTATATAGTAGTTGATGGATGGGTTAACGAAGTTCCACTTGATGTTACCAATATACTGAGTACCAACTGCATTATTGATCTGTTCAATGGTGAAATTCCACACACTGATCTCTTCCAGCGTATACTCGGATACTGGAATACCACCTGTGGAAAGAACATCACCTAGATCTAATTGACCACCAATGGTGCTGTAACTGACACGGTTAAATGTCTGTGGAGTTGGTCCTAAAACTGCGGAACTATATGTGTTGTTGTAAGCAAAATAATTATCTACACAACCAGTATCAATATATTTAATTAGTTCCTTTTTAAGATTTACATTGAGTAAAGCGGTAGATCTAATAGTTCTTGTTTTTTCAATTTCAATCTCTACTGATGATCCCATAGGAGCAGAAGTGACTGAAGTTGGCCATGATACTACTATCTCATTTTTAAAGACAAATCCACCAAGATCTTGAATCAATTGGAATGTAGAAACAACCTTTGGTTTATTAGCAGTAACTGGATAAGTACCAGCACCACCGCCTCCAAGACCAGGTATAACACCACCAATAGTCTCAATACCCTTAATAGGAACGATCTCTGCTGCTATATTTTTAGGAGAACTTTGTAATAGTGTAGTTGAGAATATCAATCCAACTATACTATCAATCTTCCTATCACGTCTCTTGATTCTAGTATATCTTCTAGCAACACTAACTCTAGGTTCCTTAGTATAACCAGAACCACCTTGTATAAGTTTGATATCAATAATCTGACCCTTACTTACAATCACTTCAGCATGTGCTCCACCTCCAGCACCATCTTCAGGAATAAAGTGTAATATTGGTGGAGTTTCATAACCATATGCAGTAGTAGGTTCAATAATACCCTCATCATAATATAATTGGAGATTCTTCCTATTCCAATCTAAAGAAGTTACTTTACCACCTTCAACAGTGCAAGTAACACTTAAACCTACACCTTTGACATCACCACTATAATTTGTAGTTGATATAGAACCAAAATATTCGGAAGATACTTCAGCACCAGGTCTATAATCTTTAGGATTTACAAATCTTGGTAGTCCCTGTACATCCCTATAAGAATCCTCACCATCAATCTTGATTACATCTCCTTCATTTAGATAAGAGAGTAAATTCTTAGTTACATAGAATGATTCATCTGCTTTTAATTGATCATACAACCACGCAGATGAGTTTCTCTGCATCTTGTAGTTGTTATACTCATCTTTCTGATAAACAAGTGTACTAGGAACATTAACAGTTATTTCATTTGTTCCAGTAGAGAAGTATAATGGTTCAGAACCATTGAATATAGGATTATTACCAGCAATAGTCAATTTAACTGATCTATCACTAAGTTTTTCAATAAATTTAATATCACCTATTACGTTATTGGTAGATCCATCCTTCTGGAATGCATATCTAGGGAAATCATAATTTGTGTTAAACCAACTAAACAATGAAGTAAATTCATTAGCATTAGTATCTGTAATTGTTAATTCTAATCTATTGAAATATGTACCAGGTTGGAAATCATGGAAAGTTATTGTCTGTTGTATATCTCTACCATACAACAACATAATTTCTACATTATTCTTAGCAAATATCTTTCTTGTAAATCTAATTGCAGGACCACTTATACTATATGAATCAGTGTCTCTCTGTAATACACCATCAATGAATACAAATGCATAATCAGCATCATCTATTTTCTTAACTTCTTTAGTAACACTATCAAGTATAATGAAAGGACCAGGAGATCCATCTAGAATACCAGAAGTTTCAATTTCACATCTGTTATAGTTACCAATACCATGTAAAGCAATATTATCTACTGCTAATGGTTCATAAACTGTTTTAGTATTTGCTTCCTGTTGCCAAATAGGTGCTCCAGTAAATACAATCTTATTTGGTACAGTAGTTCTATCAATACTATAAGCAGAGTCATGTTGTACAACACCACCTATTGAAACCATAAGATTTTCATTAGTATCAGTAACTACTTCCTCACCATCAGCATAATAAAGATCAAATATCTTATTCTCGTTATTAACGTAGTCAGGAAGAGACATTACAGCAGTTCCAGGACCAGTTACAATTGTTGCTTTAAGGTTCTCATATAACTGATCTAAAGCAGACTCAACATCTGCACACTTAGGAGTGAAAGGACTACCTGTGCGAATATTCAAATCAATAAATGGATCTAATGTTGTGTATTCACCAGTAGGCAATACATTCCGCATTGCTAATACAGCAAGATCTTTTGCTTTCTCAAATGCCTTGATAGTTGGTTCAATCTCACCTGTAATAAAATCAAGAAGATCATTATTGTAATATGCTTCACCAGCAAGGATAGTCTTTTGGTTACCACCAAATCTTAAATCATGTTCTAACGCATCTACTACTAGACCAATATCTCTATGACATGTTGGACCTAATGTACCCCATGTAAGACCTGGATATTGTGCTTTAATATAACCTAGTGTTTCTGACTGGATATATGCTCTATTCATTGACAACTGGTTAGCAGCGTCAATCCAAGTACCAGATCTCTGGTGTATATTTCTTAGTTTCTTAAGATACCTTTCATTCAGTGCATCAGTCTTAAATTCAAACCATCTAGCATAGAATCTAACCTGTGGTATATCCTGACCCTCATGTACTCTAGGACCTAATGGAGGTGAAGAGAATGTAATATTACTACCACTGATAGAATATGCTGAACCAGGTTCTTGCATAATACCATCAAGAGTTATTGTCAATGCCTGTGAGTTATATGGAGATACAGAATTACCATCACCATCTACAAGAACAAATGTTTTCTGTCCTTCAAGATTACCTTGATTAGTAAATGCACCATTGAAATTAGCATTAAGGTATACCTGCTTTGCTCTAACTTCTTCTGTAGAGAATGTATCACGTGATACAGAACCTAGTCCCTGTTCAATATGTAATTGCTCTGTCTTAATGATAGAGGTACTAATTTGCTTAGTAGTGCTAACAACAGTAATCTTATTCTTATCTGGATCCCACAATTGAATCCTAGTAGAATGATCACTAGATGTTACAGGTGACATTCTAGCATGTGAATCAGATTCAATAAGAACTTCACCAAATAACTGGAAACCAGCAGGATGGGTAGTAGACTTAATTAAATCTCTCCAAACATCAATAGATGTCTTAGATTTAATAACATAAGAATAATCTTGATAATAGTAAGTATCAGTAAGCTTCTGATTAGATGAACTAACTATACCCTGATCATCACTATATGATCCAAGATTATCAAAATAGGTTTTAATCTCTGGTGTAAACTCTGTATATGAAATACTATCAAGATCAGCAGTGTTTCCTTTAGCAAGACCCTTAATAGGTAAATTCTCTCTAAAGAGACCAGTCACATCTTTAACAGATAAAATGTTAGATCCCTTTCTCCATGATGTAACTGTTCCTCTAGCAGTATCTCCCTGAACTATAGTTTCACCAATCTTAAATGCATCATCAGCAAAATTAGATAGTTTAAGTATATAATTTGATCTAATAGTAGAACTTAAAGTAGTATCACTATGATAAGCACCACCATTGTTAATAATACGAATATTTCTAGGAACCCCTATATCAGTACTTGAAAGATATACCTTAAGATCAGTTTCTACAATCCTAACCTCTGGAGCAACAGTATAACCAGATCCAGCATCATCAATAAGAATACCAGTAATGATTCCATTATCTGATATTACATTTAATTTGGCATTTCCATCAACAACTGCCTTTGGTTTAGAATAATTTGATCCAGGAGTAACAACCTCTACACCATTAATAGAACCATTGTAAATGCTAGTGGTAGCAGTGGATTTCAGCGCATCTGTTGGAAGGACACCAACTACTATTGGTAGTTTCTTATATTCACCACCAATATTAATAACATTGATTTTATCAATAGCACCAACAGAGAATTTAGATCCTGATGTGTATGTGACAGTTCCTGAACCGTCATGTGGTGCAGTTACACCAGTGTCATATACAACAGAATCACTTGTTACATATAATGCCTTCTTAATACCTTGAAGAGGATCAGATACAACATTCAAGAAACCTGTCTCACGTGATGTAACACCGTTCCTATCGAAGTAGAAATACTTAGAATACCTTAGTGGTACTTTTGTACTATAGGTATTTGTAGCGACTCTAGGACCAAATCCCAATTTGATGTCAACATTAGTATTAGTATCAATCTTCTCAGGAGTATTGATGTTATAATTGATACTAGGAGATATATCAAATTCCCTGTCCTGCATTGAGGTATGAGATACATCAAAGTCGTACTTATAGAATTCCTTAATGTTTAGTACAGGATTCCTAACAAAATTTACTTGGTCTGTGGAAAACTCAAATACTTCAATTGGATCACTGACTTCAACAACTCTTACAAGTCTCTTATCCTCACTTGTATCATAGAATACAGTACTTAAAGTAACAGCAACAATATCAGTTAATGTTGAGTTGTAATCCCATACAACCTCTGCTTTCTGAGTAACAGGATCATATGACTGTATAGACGCATCTCCAGCAAGGTTACCAATCTTATAACCTCTGTCTAGTGTATAACCAGGAACATACAGTGTGACAGTTGCATCATTGTAATGGTCTACAGCAACTGTTCCTTTTTGTGCTCTAGTTACAGAGAATGAATCACCAGTCTTAGATTGTATTAATATAACCTCATCACCAATCTGTACATGGTCACCATCAGTAAACCCAATACTACTGTCTACATTGAGAGTAGTCTCAGTGAGTCCCAAACCAATATGATCTACCTCTAATTGTAGTACAGGTGTACTAGCATCTGTCTTAGATAAATCAGCATCACCAACAGTAAGGACATCAAACTTCAGATATCCAGTACCCTTAGTCTTAATTGTAACATTTGTTACACTACCAGAAGGATCTACAACAAAGTCTGCTGTTGCATCACTTCCTGTTCCACCCTTAAGAGCAACATCAAGATATGTACCAGCTGTATAATCCTCACCACCATTCAATATAGTAGTTCTACCAATACCTGTGTCATTAATTGCTGTAGTAGCTGCTGGTGACTGGAACGTGACTTCCTGGTAGATTCTACTTCTTACATACTGTGTAGTAGTTGTCTCAGTATCATCAGGATTAATATCAATCTCAATATCATCACCAATACCAACACCATGACTACCATTAGTCTTAAGTATTGCTACATGGTCATTGATAGTAAAGATGTTAAGACCAGAACTTAGTGAATTAGTACTAATCAACTTAGAACCAACACTATCAATCAAATTACTACTTCTAATGAAATAGTCATCAGTAACATTGAAATCTCCAGTTGTTACTTTAACTTTAACTGTATTCTTACTTGCTGTACTTTCTAATACTTCTCCAATAGCAATAGTAGTAGCAACACCATCTGTATATGCTAGATTTGCTCCTTTAGTATAAGATGAATTCTCATCTAATATTAGAGTTACTACTTTAGTATTTGAGTATAGTGAATCTGTAGATGTAAATGTACCATTAGCATCTCTCAATGTAAGTAGACTGCCACTAAACACATCACCAACCAACTTACCAGTTGCACCAGTGACTGATTGAGTTATAGTATCTCCATCAAACAGATATGCAGTATTTGATAGATTAATTAATAGTGCTCTAGTCTCTTGTGACTCAATAGATGCTACTGTCTTTCCTTTTACAGAAGAAACCTCAGCAGTAACACCACGACCCTCAGTACCATCACTATTAATCTCTAGTTTAGACCCAACTGAGAATGTTGAGACACTAGATACTGATTCTGCACCAGATATAGTTCCTCTTGTTACTTCATCTATTAAAAGTGTAGTTTTATCACCATTATTTGCAATATCAGAAGTTCTTAATCTAGTGGAGGATTTTGGAATATCGTTGTGACTTAGTGATTGAACATAGTTCGAATCTCTAGGAACTGCATAGTAGTTTTCACCTATGATATAAGGGAATACAGGATCATTAGATGAACTAACAGTTACAAAGTAGGCATAAACACCATCAGGATACTCAGGTGTTAAACAGTAACGACCATTGTTATGATCTAGTGTTCCTGACTTATGTGTATACTTGTAATCCTCAAAGAATGTACCTAGTGGGTAAGCAGCCGTGGAAGGTCCGACCGATCTTCCTAAATTCAATGAGTAACTAGAGCTCATCTGACTGATAGCACTAGTACTGTCTAGGGGGTTGCTATATCCGTAAGCACCATATATAGGGTTCCCATCATAAGCATACCCCAGAATAGGACTATGGTTCGTACCGTTGTCGCCACTACGTAAAGCAGCAGGAACTGGATTTGTTTGAGTTAACTTATACCTGTCTTTAGTCCATGAGAGAATACTCGCATTTGCTATAGCACCAGAACCAACTGGAATGACATCGACTCTGATATTCCCGTTCGTATATCCACTTCCAGCAGTAACTAGATTACACGCAGTAATTTGACCGTTGTTCGATACCTCTGATGTAAAGTCCGCAAACCTTCCTTTACCTGCTAAATCTAAAATTCTAATAATAGGAGGAGATGAATAATATTCACCTGGATCTGTTATGACCATACTGGTGATAGCACCATTGGTTATAACTGGAGTAACTACTGCACCTCTACCAGAAGTGATCTCTATGGTAGGTGTAGCAGTGTATAGCAGTGGTGTATCAACAATAACTGATTCGACTACCTGACCTGCTAACTTAGTCCTTGCAAGACCAGAATCGCCGTTTATAAGGACAAATGGTTCTTTAGCGTATCCACTACCTCTACGGATAACATCAACTTTCTGAATTGAACCATTAAGTACAGTATCAGTGTGCCTTGCACCCATAGCAAGACTTCCATCAAGGAAAACACCAATATCTTTATTATTAGTCTTATAGACCTCAGTAGTTAGAGTAGGTAGTTTAGGAAGAATACGTAACTGATTGTTTGGTGACGCAATGTAGTAATCATCACCATCTTCAAAGATTGCAGATATGTTAGATAGATCCCATCTGACATTATTAGAGGAATCAAAAATCTTTACGTCCGTATTAACAAAACCAGGATCTGATATCTCAAGTCTCTCTCCTACATTAGCATAAGGACTAGGACTAGTGGGTGAAGCACTATAGAATACACCTAAGATGAGTACAGAGTCACTACCTACACTAACGTTAGCAGCGTCATATACTAAATCACCAACATAATGTGAAGAAGCTGCTGATCTAGTCTTAATAATGAACTGATCTATAGTCTTTTCTTCAAAAGTGAAGGTTTCGTTGTTAATAGTGAACTTTCCTTTGTCACTCCACCCCATTGTGGAGAATACATCTACAGTAGTACTTGAATTATCAATATCCGCACTCAAAGTAGTCTTTGCGGATAATGTGAACTTACCATTAACACTTTCTTCCGCAAGTATCAATTCATACAAATCAATACCATCATGCCTTCCACTGAAGAGGACGTTATCAATGACCGCAGAAGCGTAGGCCCCGTCTACGTTTTGGACGATGCGTTTTCCAATAAATGACTCTGGAGTGCCAGAAAGGATTTTTGCCTTAAGAGAATAATTTTTTATCCATGTAGACTCAGAAGACTTGATCGTCTGCTCTCTAGGGTATTTTACATCTGGAGCAGGATCATCCTTAACTAGACATTTGAATAAAAACTTGATTGATTGGGAAGTACCCTTCGCTTTATAGAAATCTGCGATATTTTTGATCAAATTACGCTGATCAATAGTTTCATTAAGAAAAGCGACAGGAAAATCAGGTAGATACTGCTTTTCGAAACTCTTTACTAGTGCAAAGAGAAAAAGATTACTAATATTATGGACTTTTGCAGGAACAATGTGATCTGTTGCCTGAGTAGTGACGAATGTAGACTCCTTATAAAGATCTCCCAGCTGGGTATTACCAGATACTCCTCTGCTGACCTCTAGGAACTGTGTAGAAGATTTAGACTTATAGAAACATATCTCATCATCAATGTGCAAATAACCACTATCAGGGAATGCACTGGTGTCCTCTACGGTTAGTGACGTATCCGTTGATTGTGCAAACAGGGACAACCGTGTATTCTGTTTTAGGATACTCTGATCATAAAAATCAATATCACGATATGTTGCAAGGTGATTTGCAATATCCAGAGGTTGACCCTGTAATTCTAATTGCTCATAGTACTTTTGTACGAACTTTCCGAACAGTTCATACTCTTCGCTAATAAAAGAAGCGAGTTGATTCTCTATTAATAGTGAGGTCTTCCTTGCAGTCTTTGGCACTATTCTTTAGTCGCTGTAAATTTGCTCTTTGCTACATCTACGTCAAGATATACTTCTCTAAGTACAGTGACATCGTTAGATGCAGGTTTCACACGCAGTTCGATACGATTATCAGAAAAACTTCCTTGAATGAGTGTCAAGTCATACAACATGATCTCACCTTTAGCATAATCAACATCACCCAAAGAGTCATTTAAGACAATTTTCTCACCTGACACTGGATCTAGTCTATATAGTACTATTTTTCCAGATCTATCCTCAAGATACGTGGTATAGTTTGGATATTCTAGGGTTATAAAACCTGTAGAAGAAACGACTGGATTATCACAATCAACTTTGAATGCATTCTGATAACATATCTCATAGAATGTAGATGAATTCAACTGTGCATAAAAGTCTTTCCTTAGTGTGACTGATGTTAGGTTAGATTTGATTGCTCTATCCGACTCGTCAATGACACTAATGAATTTCGAATATCTGAACTTACCATT